GATGCTGATCCATCTTCAGCAACTTGACCGTTGTAAAGTTGCATTGCTCCAGTTGCAACAACTGATTTATCATCTGCATAGATTAATGCTGTCTGTGATTGTGTAGTTAGCTGATGGCCTATTCTTACAGCACTAGACGCACTAATGTTGTCAACTGCAGCCGCACCTGCTGCCATTTGAACAGAAATGTTGTGTATTCGTAGTAATGTAGATTTACTTACACCTAAATTTACATACGATCCTAAATCTATTTCTGTTTGTGTGTATGTCGTTCCGTTTGCTAGTACTTGTCCTCTAATAAAAAATGAGTCACTCTTTGCCATGTGTCACCGGATAACGGTAAGGTTTATGAATATTTTTACCGGATTTCGGAGTACTACCGACTATCCTTGGCGCGAAGCGCTCCCGTTCACCAAGCGGTATCTATACCGCCACCCCACCCAACCTACCTAATGTGTAGCCGAATTGTTAATGAATGTAGCCATGGCTGCGTCATTTTTCAAATCAAATAATATTATATATATACACTAAGTCGGATAAGACATGGAATACATACGCTATTACCGAATTATATGCCTGAAGAGAAGCACAACAAAGATGAAAGGAGGATATTTTAGATGGGATGAGCCTGTATATTGGCGTACAAATCAGTCAGGATATACAAAAGACCCTATTATGGCAGGGATTTACAGTGGATTAGATATAGAAGATTGTGCTGGATGTAGGGGTGATTGGGTTTTAGAGCCATTATCAGACAAAGAAAGAAGAGAAGCGAATGGTTTACCCCCTCTAACAGGCTTAGAACCTTTTGAAATGCCGAGGAGATACTAATGCCACACCTAATATCAGCTACATTAACAGAAGAAGCATACAAAGTATATTGTAGATGGAAGGATACAAGATCAGCAAGTGCAAAGATCTCCTTGGCTATGTCAGAGCTTGAACAGATCCAGGAACTAAATGAAGCATTGATTACACAATTGAATATTCATAAGTCAAGATGGAAGTGGTTAAATGAAAATCTAAATAGAGAAATTATGCTAAAAGAAAAAACTGCACAACAAATTTTGGATTTATCAACACAACATGACCATTTGTATTATAGAAAATAAATATTAAACAGTATTATTCATCCATAGCGCACTAAGAACTGCAACTAATCCAAGCATGACCTTCCAGATAGGGTGTTTTGGATCTGCTAATGTTTTTTCTACATCATCATTCATATTATTCAACACTTTGATTGTTATTTCTAACCATAGTTAATGCGCCTTTGCCTTCGGTAATTTCGTATTTATCCATTTCAATATAGTAATTTCCTGTTAAATCATTATTATTATCAAAATATACAAAGAGATCTTCAACAATTAAGTTGTCACGATCTACCTGGTTAAATTCAGAAGGAGCAATTCCGTTACCATCAAAAGTAATAGTGGCCCAGGCGATCTCTTCACCGTTAGACCAATTCCAAAATTTAGCATCTCCTGTATCAACTGTCATTAGTTTTGCTCTGTAACTGTTAAATCCTTCATTAGATACATCTCTTGGTGCTACAACAAATTTAGTTACAACATATGCTGTATCAAATTTTCCATCAAATAATCTAACTCTTTGTGGAGTAGCTAATACATCTACTGGTTTTATTTTTCCTCTAACTGTATATGTTCCAATCTTCTTCATTTCTTTTTCCTCCCTGCAGGTGTTTTCTTAAATGCCCTAGACATTGCTTTGAAGTTAACTTGACCTTTTTTAGCACCTGATTTGTATTTGTATTGATTCTTTTTGGCTTTTACAAACTTCTGCCAGCCGTTCAGGGCTCGCTTAGTTTCTTTTTTGGTTTGTTTTTCTGCTGCTCTCTGAATTCTTAATCCTCCAGCACCTAAACCTACTCCACCTTTAGCAAGTCCTTCAGCAATATCAGATTGAACACCCTTTTCTTCTAACATTTTTTGAATGATTGCAGCGAGAGCGTTCTCTGCTTTTGTTGCTTTAGCCATGAGTTATACCTCATTGTTGGCTAAGTGCTAGTGCTACGCTGTTTGCTTGTGTTGCGCTTTCTAATGTGCATTCCATAACATATGCAATTCTTACATCGTTTCCAGTTGTTCCTGACTGATCTACTCCGAGAAATAGACTGTCTGTGCCTATTAAATACCCATTTGTAAAATCTTGAGGGGCTACATCAAAGTCATGTGTAGCAAATCCAGTTGCGAAGTCTGCTGATGCTGATCCATCTTCAGCAACTTGACCGTTGTAAAGTTGCATTGCTCCAGTTGCAACAACTGATTTATCATCTGCATAGATTAATGCTGTCTGTGATTGTGTAGTTAGCTGATGGCCTATT